TCAGGTGAAGAAGCAGGTGGCTATACAAAGGCAGACGGTGCAGCAGATATCAATTTTATGATCGTGCACAAGACAGCAGTAATTCAGTACCCTAAACACGTTGTAAACAAGATTATCGAGCCTGAGGCAAATCAGGAAAGCGATGGCTGGCTCTTCTTCTATCGTGCTTATGGTCTTGCTGATGTATATGAAAATAAGACAGCCGGAATTTATCTTCACAAGAAACCCGTTTAATGGAGGTGTGAATTATGGGTAGAATCGTAGGTATTACATACGCTAAAGCAATTGAACCTGATGCCAAAGAGCAGGAGAACAAGAAGATTCCTGAAGCACAGGGAGAAGTCGAAGTTCCTGAAGAAAATAACGTGCAGGAACCGGAGAAACCTGCACGTAAAGCCAGAAAAAAGGTTGAGACTGAAAAGGATGAGTAATCGTGCTTGATTTCTATAAAAACGTTTGGCACGGCAGCTTCGATGGCGCCGATGAGGAGCTTACACAGCTCCTCTCCCGTGCATCCGATATTGTAGATAATGCAATTTGTATGAGCGGATATACCGTTAGCACAGTTCCTGAAATATATGGTGAGCGTGTAAAAAAAGCTATATGTGTTCAGACAGACCACATCATTTTTCTGGGTGGCATTGAAAGCATTACAGAGGGATCATACAGCTCTGTTTCTCTTGGAAAGTTCAGCTATTCAGATAACGCTTCAGGCGAGTCTAAAAACTCTTCAGCAACATCGTTATGTGATTTGGCTGAAAACTACCTTTTGCCTACAGGGTTGCTTTACAGAGGAGTGAGCGTTTTATGAGACCTATCCCTAAAAAACTGCTGATACATTCAGCTGAGCTTAAAGCTGTTGAAAAAGATGAATGGCAGGAAGAAACGCTGACAACCGTCGCTGATCTTAAACACATTCGTGTTGAACCAGCCTCCAAGCTTGTTACCGATAAGCAGAACAGGCAGATAACAATTACTGCTGTAATGTTCTATGACTGCCGTAACAGCCGCCCAAAAGCCGTTGAGTTTGCTCACGGTCAGAAAATATGCTGGAATGGTAAGACGTATTCTGTTGAAGTTATTGAACCCTTATACGCTGGTAACAGGCTTCATCATTATGAGCTGGGGCTGGTATAATGGATATAAAGGTTACTGTAAAACTTAATCAGGCAGCAGTAGAGGCGAAGATTAAAGCAGCATCTGAAAAGGCTACAGTAATTGTTTCTCAGCAAGCGTTAAAGGATTGCAACAAATACTGTAAGCAAGACCAGAGCGGACTTATAAACAGTAGTTTGATTCACAGTGATTTTACAAAAGGAATTCTCTGCTGGAGAGTACCATATGCTCGTAGACAGTATTACCTTGATGCAGTGCGCAAAGATATTAACCCTAATGCACGAAAAATGTGGGCGCATCATGCGGCAAGCGTACACGGTAATGAGTGGCTTAAAGCTATGCAAGCAGCATTATCACGCTATGTAAAGGAGGAATAACTGTGCAGACTGAAATATTAGAATATTTTTCGAAGCTTACCAAAGCAGAAATAGGACAGCTTCCTGAAAACGGAGGCTTTGTTTTGCAGATGGCACCATCTTCATCAGGCACAGCGTATCTTGATGGATCAAGTGATGACAATATGTCATTGTTATTCTTATGCAAAAATAAATCTCAGAAAGAAGCAATTACAACGCTTGAGAATGTTTGCAATATCCTTACTCGAAACAAACGTCATTCTTTCGGAATATATAACATTTACGTTGCAACTCAGCCTAATTATGTCGAAAAAGCGGGCGAATTTTGGATATATTCCTGCATAATTAATTTTAAATATCATAATAAGGAGGTTTTATAAATGTCTGACACAACCGCAAAGCCTGAAATTGCGCTGAATTATGGCTATGCATTAAAAATCAATACCACTCCTGAATCTGAAACATCCACAATGGCGGAAATCAAAAAAGGATTTGATAATATTACTGAAGCACTGAATGAAGTGCTTTATCAGGCATCTTTCCTTGGTGATGGTGGATATGGTTCAACGGAGGTCGTAGGTGGTCAGTTAACCGTGACACTTACGGGTATGAGATATGTAGGTGACGCAGCACAGGATTATATTTTCAGTGATGCTGTATATTACAATTGGGGCAAAGCTCGAAAAACCGATGTTGAAATGTCCTGTCCGGACGGCACTGCTATCACTTGTCCCGTTACACTTGCAAAAATCTCTCGTTCGGGAGGTGCTGCAAATAACGGTACCGCCATTTCCGTAGAGATTCATTTCAACGGAAAGCCAAATATTAAGAGTGGAGCTGCATCTGCTTCCTCAACATAAAAGAAATATAAATCAACACTCCGGGAAACCGGAGTGTTTCTTGTATAAGGAGGTTCGATTATGGCTTTTCAGATAAAAAAACAGCGGAAGTTAATTGAGGATATTGAGCTGCTTGCTGATGATGACTCAGTTGCTATGACGCTTCATGTAGAGATCAATATTGATGCAATTGCAAGAGAATACAGACTTACTCAGGCAAAACTTGCGGCTGCACAGAAAAAGGCAGCTGAACAGTCAACTGAAGCACTTGAGGAATATGGTAATGCGGTTATTGCAATGTTTACTCTTATTCTTGGCGAGGAAAATACAGAAAAAGCTCTTGAGTATTTTGAGAACAAATACAGTGAAATGGCTATTCAGCTTATGCCGTTTGTGACAAACGTTGTACAGCCTGCAATACAGCGAAGCGTAGAGGAAAAAAGAGCTTTGCTTGCTAATAATTATCATCTCTCCAGACGGCAGAAAAGGAAGCTTGGACTGTGATTTTTGATATTACCAAGCCACTTCCTCGCCGCGTTGAATACAATGGCAAAAAATACGCTCTTGATCTGAGTTATAACAGAGTTCTTGATGTTTATGCATTGCTTCGTGATAACGAGTTGTTCAATGAAGAAAAAAACGCATTTGCTCTTGCCATACTTGTGAAAGAAAGCAATCCACCGTTGGAGCTTCTCAAATTAATTTTTGATGAATATCTCAGCATAACAAAAAGGTCTAATAAAAATAACGGGCTTCGTACAGTTGATTTTCACCAGGATGGAATTTATCTGTATTCTTCATTTATGCACGATTATGGAATTGATCTTATAAAAGAGCGAAATCGACTGCACTGGTGGCAGTTTGTTTCACTATTTCAAGGTCTTTCCGAAAGTACGAAAATGCGTGAAGTAATGGGAATTCGAAGCAGAAAAATTCCTGAACGAAATAAACATAATGCGGAATACATCGACAATCTGCTTGAGCTTAAGCAGTACTATGCACTGAGATTTTCACAAGAAGAGCTGGAAGAAAATTTTCGTCTTGGTCTTGCTAAGCTTGCTGAAACACTTAAAGCGAGGGCAAAACAATGATTAAAATTAAATGCCCTATATGTGGCAAAACCCTCTTATTCTTTGAGGGGAAAGGGAAAATTGAAATCAAATGCACTCGCAAAGGGTGCGGTAAAGTAATCCGATATACAAGTGACGAAGAGAGCATAAAGCACACGATTGTTCGGGAGTAGCAAAATGCCTGTCATAAAGGCAGGTGATTTTTATGCCGGAAGTAGACGGCGAAGTGTTATATCAGGTCAGAGCTGATACAAAAGAACTCCCAAAAGATTTGAAAAATGCAAACAATGAAGCTGAGAAGGGTGCAGAAAAATTAAAAACCATAGCAGGCGGTGCAGCTAAGGCAGTTGGCGCAAGCTTTTTAGCTGTTGGTGGCAGTGCTGTTGCTGTCGGCACATATGCCGTAAATGCCGCTAATGATATGGATAAGGCTATGAACAGCTTCATAGCTTCTACAGGAACAGCAGTTGAAGAAACCGAACGTTATCAACAGGTGCTGGAAAACATCTATGCCAATAACTATGGCGAAGATTTTCAGGACATAGCTGATAGCATGGCTGTGATACAAAAAAACATTGATGGTCTATCCGATGAGCAGCTCCAACAGCTTACCGAGTCTGCATTTGCACTGCGTGATACATTTGAATACGATATTGCAGAATCCTCAAGAGCTGCAAAAGCAATGATGGATAATTTCGGCATATCGGGCGAAGAGGCTATGAATCTTATTGCTGCAGGTGCTCAGAACGGTTTGGATTATTCTGGAGAACTTATTGATAGTATCAATGAATATTCCGTACAATTCGGTAAGCTTGGATTTACTGCAGATGATATGTTCAAGA